TTCCTGTCTTGGGAACTTGAACTTGTTCCTGTGTATTTGATGATTTCTATCTGGGGTGGTAAGAAACGCCAGTATGCTTCTACAAAGTTTATTTTATATACTGCTGGTAGTTCTTTGTTCATCCTTCTTGCAGGACTGGCGATGGGATTCTGGACTGGAACACCTAACTTTGAATACACCTATCTGATGGAACAGGGTTTCCCACCCAACTTCCAACTCTGGTGTTATGGTGCATTCCTGATTGCATTCGGTGTGAAACTGCCGATTGTTCCATTCCACACTTGGTTACCTGATGCCCACGGTGAGGCAACAGCACCAGTTCATATGCTGCTGGCAGGTATCCTACTCAAGATGGGTGGATATGCTCTTCTGCGATTTAACTGTCAACTTCTTCCAGAAGCACATAAAGTATTCGCACCAGCACTGATTATTATGGGTGCTGTGAATATTATCTACGCAGCACTCACATCTTTCGCACAGAGAAATCTGAAACGAAAGATTGCTTACAGTTCAATCAGTCATATGGGATTTGTACTGATTGGTGTTGGTAGTTATAGTGCTCTTGGAACAAGTGGTGCGATGCTCCAGATGATCAGTCACGGATTAATTGGTGCTTCTCTGTTCTTCCTGGTGGGAGCAACATATGACCGAACTCACACCCTTCAACTGGATGAGATGGGTGGAGTTGGTAAGAGTATGAAGGTTATGTTTGCTCTTTGGGTGATGTGTTCCATGGCGTCACTTGCTCTGCCTGGTATGAGTGGATTTATCAGCGAACTGATGGTCTTCGCTGGATTTGCTACCGATACTGTGTATGCTCTTCCATTCCGTGTTGCACTTTGTCTTGTATCTGCTATTGGTGTTATCCTCACTCCGATCTATTTGCTTTCAATGCTTCGGGAAATCTTTTACGGTAAACCGAATGCAGAACTGGTCGCTCATACTAACCTGGTGGATGCCGAACCCCGTGAGGTTTACATTGTAAGTGCTCTCCTGGTTCCCATCATTGTGATTGGATTGTATCCCAGGATTATGACGGATACATATAAGAGTTCAATTGATGCGTTGGTTGCTCGCGACAAGGCAGCATTAGTTCGCCCACAATTGGTTCGGACTTTTACCCCACCAACCGTCTAACCATGCTATAATGCTGGGAGGTGATATTCTGACATGTCCGTTAAATTAGTCCTATTGAAGTCTGGCGAGCAACTCATCTCTGATGCCAAAGAACTTGTACAGGATGAGGTTGTTCACGGATACCTTCTAAATAAACCGCACAAGGTTACCACACAAAAATCACTCTTCTTGACTGAAGAGAATGAAGCACCTGATGACAACGTTGAGATTGTATTTTCTCCTTGGATCTTGTTGTCTTCTGATGATGACATCGTTGTTCCCAAAGATTGGGTTGTAACGATTGTGGAACCCTTGTCGTCTGTATCTGAAATGTATCAGGAAAAAGTTAATGAGTAAAGCAGTTAAGTGTCTCCTCGTTGATGTAGATAATGTTCTCATCAGTGAGGTTGTTGAGGTTGACGCAGAACTTGGTGATCCAAACTGCAGACTGGTCAACCCATATCGTTTTCTTGGTGAAGGTAAGTATGAACCCTGGCCAAAAGCAACAAATCAAAGGGAACTGATGATTCGGTCAGAAGACATTCTGACTATCGCAGACCCTACTCCAGAAGTTGTTGAAGAGTATCTGAAACTTACAGAATGAGATTTTACACGAACGTCCAAATGGTCGGGGATCACTTCTTGGTCCGAGGTTATGAAAATGGTCATCATTTCATGACTCGGGAGAAGTTTTACCCGACTCTTTTTGTCCCATCTAACAAGAAAACAAAGTACAAAACTCTTGAAGGTGATTATGTTGAATCTGTTGAACCTGGAACTGTTCGTGATTGTCGTGAGTTTATCAAGCGATATGATGGTGTAGAAAACTTCAAGATCTACGGAAACGATAGGTACATCTATCAGTATATTTCTGAGAAGTATCCTGAGGAAGAGATTAAGTTTGATACTACTAAAATCAAAATCTCCACGATTGATATTGAGGTCAAGTCTGAAAATGGATTCCCTGACGTTGAGTCTGCTGCAGAGGAAGTCTTGCTCATTACAGTGCAGGACTATACTACCAAACAGATTCGCACCTGGGGTCAAGGACCTTTCAATAACAAACAGCAAAACGTCATCTATAAAGGTTTCTCCACTGAGTATGAACTCCTGAATGACTTCATCAACTGGTGGATGATTGAGGAGAATACTCCTGAAGTTCTGACTGGTTGGAACAGTGAACTGTATGATATGCCGTACCTGGTGCGACGTATTGACAGGATCCTTGGTGAAAAGTTGATGAAGCGTATTTCGCCATGGGGTCTTGTCACAGAACGTGAGACCATGATTATGGGGCGTAAACACATTTCTTATGATGTTGGGGGTATCACGCAACTTGATTACCTAAATCTTTATAAGAAGTTTACTTACAAAGCGCAAGAATCCTATCGTTTGGATTATATTGCTAGCGTAGAACTTGGACAGAAGAAACTGGATCACTCCGAGTTTGATACGTTCAAGGACTTCTATACGAATGGATGGCAGAAGTTTGTAGAATACAACATCATTGACGTGGAACTTGTTGACCGTTTGGAAGACAAGATGAAACTGATTGAACTGGCAATTGTTATGGCGTATGACGCCAAAGCGAACTATGCTGATGTGTTCTCACAAGTTCGTATGTGGGATACAATTATCTACAACTATCTGAAGAAGAGGAATATTGTTATTCCTCCGATTGTCCGTTCAGACAAAGATTCCAAATATGCAGGTGCATATGTCAAGGAACCGATTCCGGGAAAGTATGATTGGGTGGTTAGTTTTGACCTTAATAGTCTCTACCCTCATCTTATTATGCAATACAATATCTCACCGGAGACCTTACAAGATACTAGACACCCTTCGGTCACCGTCGATAAGATACTGAACGAAGAGATTAACTTTGAACTGTATAAGGATACTGCCGTTTGTGCCAACGGTTCAATGTATCGTAAGGATAAGCGTGGGTTCCTTCCAGAGTTGATGGATAAGATCTACAAAGATCGTACCATCTACAAGAAGAAAATGTTGCAAGCAAAGCAAGATTATGAAAAGACTCCAACTAAGGCACTTGAAAAAGAAATTGCCAGATGTAACAACATTCAAATGGCGCGTAAGATTCAACTTAATAGTGCTTATGGCGCTATTGGTAATCAATATTTTCGTTACTACAAACTTGCCAACGCCGAAGCAATCACCCTATCTGGACAAGTCTCCATCCGCTGGATTGAGAACCGAATGAACAAATACCTGAATAAGGTATTGAAAACTCAGGACGTAGATTATGTTATTGCTTCTGATACCGATTCCATTTATCTTAATATGGGTCCTTTGGTTGAAAGTGTATACAAGGGAAGAGAGAAAACTACTGAAGGCGTTGTCACGTTCCTTAATAAGGTGTGTGAGATGGAACTTGAAAAGTATATTGATCGTTGTTACCAAGAACTCGCGGATTACGTAAACGCTTACGATCAGAAAATGTTTATGAAGCGTGAGAACATCGCTGAACGTGGTATCTGGACTGCGAAGAAGCGATACATTCTCAACGTATGGGACAGTGAAGGTGTCCGTTATGAAGAACCCAAACTGAAGATGATGGGTATTGAGGCAGTTAAATCTTCTACTCCGGCACCATGTCGGACGATGATTAAGGAAGGTCTTAAACTGATGATGAACGGAACCGAAGAAGATGTGATTGACTTCATTGATAAGTGCCGTGTTGACTTTAAGAATCTTCCTCCTGAAGAGATTGCCTTCCCTCGCTCAGTGTCTGACGTTGTGAAGTATAGGTCTCATGCTGACATCTATTCCAAGGGAACTCCTATTCATTGCCGTGGTGCTCTCCTCTTTAATCACTATATCAAGGAGAAAAAACTCACCAATAAATACTCACTTATTAACAACGGCGAGAAAATTAAGTTTCTCTATCTGAAGAAACCTAATATCATTCAAGAGAATGTCATTTCGTTTATTCAGGATTTCCCTACAGAACTTGGTCTTGACAAGTATATTGACTATGACCTACAATTTGAAAAGAGTTTTGTGGAACCACTCAAATCCATTCTGGATGCTATCGGGTGGAACGTTGAAAAAACTGTAAACCTTGAACTATTTTTTGCGTAATGGACTTTCTTAAAGAAATTGTAAAAGAGATTGGTGATGACTACACAAAACTCGCATCCGATATTGACGATACTGAAAAGTTTGTGGACACGGGTTCGTACATTTTTAACGGACTTGTTTCAGGGTCTATATTTGGTGGTGTATCTGGGAATAAGATTACTGCCATTGCTGGCGAGTCTAGTACTGGAAAAACTTTTTTCTCCCTTGCTGTCGTCAAGAACTTCTTGGATTCTAATCCTGATGGGTATTGCTTATATTTTGACACTGAAGCCGCTGTTAACAAGTCTCTTCTCGCAAGTCGTGGGTTAGACCTTGACCGCACCGTAGTTATCAATGTGGTTACAGTTGAGGAGTTTCGTAGCAAGGCACTCAAAGCAGTTGATATTTACCTTAAGAAACCGGCAGATGAACGCAAACCCTGTATGTTTGTGCTAGACTCTTTGGGGATGCTTTCCACAGAGAAAGAGATTACTGACACACTCAACGACAAGCAAGTTCGGGACATGACTAAATCCCAACTGATCAAGGGTGCCTTCAGAATGCTCACACTCAAACTGGGTCAAGCAAATATCCCTATGATCGTTACTAATCACACTTACGATGTCATCGGTGCTTACGTTCCTACCAAAGAAATGGGTGGAGGTTCTGGACTCAAATACGCTGCCTCTACAATCATCCATCTCTCAAAGAAAAAGGAGAAAGATGGAACAGAAATCGTTGGAAATCTTATCAAGGCAAAGACTGCTAAGTCGCGTTTAAGCAAGGAGAATCAAGATGTTACGGTGCGCCTTTATTATGATGAGCGTGGTCTTGATCGATATTATGGTCTTCTTGAGTTGGGAGAACTGGGTGGTCTCTGGAAAAATGTGGCAGGTCGTTATGAAATAGGCGGCAAGAAAGTCTATGCCAAGGCAATCTTGAAGGACCCTGAGACATACTTCACCCCCGAGGTGATGGAAAAACTGGACATCATTGCTAAACAAACTTATTCTTATGGAGCGAATTGAGACAACTATTCTTAGGAACCTTGTTTTCAACGAAGAGTACTCTCGTAAAGTAATTCCTTTTATTCAACCTGATTACTTTGAGCAACGCTCTGATAAGGTTATCTTTGAAGAAATATCCTCGTTCATTGTGAACTATGGTTCTGCTATTTCAGTAGAGGCACTGTGTATTGAGATTGAAAATCGCACAGATCTTAATGAAGGAGAAGTTCGAGAAACTAGAAACTTAACTTCAGAATTGACTGATGCTCCAGTTGACCATCAATGGTTGCTAGATACCACTGAAAAGTGGTGTCGTGACCGTGCCATTTATCTTGCTTTGATGGAATCAATTGGAATTGCTGATGGGCAAGATGATAAGAAGACTCGGGATGCTATTCCTAGCATCCTTTCTGATGCACTGGCAGTTTCATTTGACAACAATATTGGACATGACTACTTACAAAACTACGAAGAAAGATATGAGTTCTATCACAAGAAAGAGGACAAGATCCCGTTTGATCTCGAATACTTTAACAAAGTCACGAAAGGTGGTCTACCTAACAAGACTCTTAACATCGCGCTTGCTGGTACAGGCGTCGGCAAGTCTCTATTCATGTGCCACGTCGCTAGCTCCGTGCTGCTCCAAGGACGGAACGTTCTCTATATTACAATGGAGATGGCAGAAGAGAAGATTGCTGAGCGAATTGACGCAAACCTCCTGAACGTTCCTATTCAAGACTTGACTGACTTACCAAAGTCAATGTTTGAAAACAAAGTGACCAATCTTGCTAAGAAGACGCAGGGTACGCTAATTATTAAAGAGTACCCTACTGCGAGTGCACACAGTGGACACTTTAAAGCACTTCTTAATGAACTTGCACTTAAGAAGTCATTTAGACCTGATATTATTTTCATTGATTACCTTAATATATGTGCTTCCAGTAGATATAAGTCAGGGGTTTCTGTCAATTCATATAGCTATATTAAGGCTATTGCAGAGGAGCTTAGAGGGTTGGCTGTTGAAGCCGAGGTCCCTATCGTATCTGCCACCCAGACCACTCGTTCTGGTTATGGTAGCTCTGACGTTGACATTACTGACACTAGTGAGTCCTTTGGTCTCCCTGCTACTGCTGATCTTATGTTTGCCCTTATTAGTACTGAGGAACTTGAACAACTTGGTCAGATAATGGTAAAGCAGTTGAAAAACCGATACAATGATCCGACTATCTATAAGAGGTTCATTGTTGGCATTGACCGTGCCAAAATGCGTTTGTATGACTGTGAGCAAACAGCACAAGAGAACATACTTGACTCTGGGCAAGAAGAGGAGTATACTCCTGAGGAGGACAAACCTAAAAAATCATTCAATGGATTCAAATTCTGATTTGATGCTGGAAGTTCAAGCAAACTCTCCTTACAATGATGGGTGGACACAACAATTTTATCGCGAACAATTAGAGAAAAAAACTATGTCTAAGCATGTTGATTTTGAACGGTATCAGAAGTTTGTGGATGCAGTGACATCCGATGCTTCTACTGATTTCATTGCCCTTTCTGACCGTCTGGTTGAACTGGATGAGAAAGGTGCAAATATTGAACGTCTTCTGACTGCTGGTGTTGGTCTCAATGCCGAAGGTGGTGAGTTCCTTGAGATTATTAAGAAGATGATCTTCCAAGGTAAACCCTGGAACGAAGACAACAAAGAACACCTTATTATTGAACTTGGAGATTTGATGTGGTATGCCGCTCAGGCGTGCATGGCACTTGGAGTTTCTTTTGATGAGGTGGTTGCCACTAACGTGAAGAAACTTGAGAAGCGTTATCCAGGTGGTCAGTTTGACGTGTACTATTCTGAAAATCGTGAGGTTGGTGACCGATGAAAACAGTTACCATTACGATGGATGCTCGCCAAGCGACAGTAGTCCGTCAAGCACTATTCACTGACACTAAGGTTTACACATACAATCCTAAGTCAGTTCCTGAACGTGTTGTTGATATTCGGAATGTCATCTTAGATATTGACGAACAACTTGAAAAAAAAGAATTTGAATGTCAAAATGACTGCCCTCCAGGAACTGTCTTTATTGATGGTGAATGTGCTGAACTTGGTGGATAAATAATAAAAGATCGTGGGGTTTGAATTTCAGACCCCTTTACTTTATGAGCGATTATATAAGTCAACTTATCAAAGATTATAAGGGAACGGAGTACAGAGACTTCGTTGCCTATGTTTATGGTACGTTGACTAAAAAATCTCATGGATGTAAGGGTAAGTCAAAGGATAAATATATAAAGATACGAGACGACGTTCTACGTTATATTGCTACTAACAAGAACGTAATTAGTTTAGAATTAAAGAAATAATGAAAACCTTTTCTGCTTTGAAGAACAATGCCGAGTTCCAGGCGGCAAGACTGGGACTTGTAAGAGGTAATGCCAAAAACAGAGGAAGTTGGTACGATAGAAAAACTGGTGAGTTTGTTGCTAAAACTGTCGGTGGTAGTTTAGAGTTTTACAATAAAGGTCAGCAAGTTGGGAAGCAAGATAGACCTCAAACTGATAGAGAGAAAAAACTCTCTCATACTACATACGCTCCTATCAAATCATCATTTGATTTTGGAACTGCTGGATATGAAAGAGAGTTGAGAGAGAAGTACATCAACGAAGAAATCTTTGCTGTTGGTGATATGATTAGATGTATTGAGAGTAACCAGGAAGGTGAAATCATGCGTCGTGGTGCCAACTATCTCATCTGTGTTACTGATGATGATGAGATGTTCAAACCCTGGATTAAAAATGTTTTTGAGAAGGTTGTAAATTATCCTGGACCTTCTGGTGTTCCTGCCGACCAAAGACTTGTAGGCACTGATGCTCACCTCCAATATGTCGCTCGTCTTACAGGATACAAATTCATAAATAAATATAGGAAAAAAGTAAGCTAGTAACATCTTCCAATGACTATTAATATTTCTGAGGAACTTCCAGCAAGAAAGAATGCTCCTGCTGTTGCAGCGAAATCTTCTGCTAAGAAGGGAGACGCGAAAGGTGGAACACCCCAAGAGAATTCTGCTAAGAGAATTCGTCAGGCGGTTTATGATATTCGCTATCGTGCCAGAAGGGAAGATATTGATCTCAGAAAAGCATATTCTGAGTATATGGCAAATAGCAATCTGAGTCCTCAGGAAAAGACTGCCGTCAGAGAGAAACTGTTTGGCAAGCAGGGTGGTGGTGTATCAGAGCAGTATATGGTTACCAGTGTTGACTGGGCAGAAAAGAATTTTGCTGAAGCGTATCATAAAGTTTTCTTTGAGGGTATCAAGAAAGAAGAACCTGCTATTGAACTTGTCTATGAGCAAGAACTTGCTGAAGAACCAGAGAGAAAGTATAAGGTAAGAGTATTTGATCCTAAGAGTGAGAAGTCTTATGTTAGATTTGCTACTCGTGAAAAGATTTCTAGACTGAGAGCAAAGGGTCTCAAAGTTGAGATGACCGAGCACGGTGAAGCATACGAAGGCGAAAGGAAGAAAGGTGAACAGACTGCCGCAGCCATGGGTGGTGGTCAGAAGAAGGAAGTGAAGGAAGGAAAGCTTGACCCCGTTGGTAAGGAAGATGGTGATGTCAATAATGATGGTAAAGAGGATGACACCGACGACTATCTGATGAACCGTCGTAAGGCAGTTGGTAAGGCAATTGCTAAGAAGAAAGGTAAAAAGAATGTCTCTGAACAATCTGTTATTGATCAAATTAAAGATCTGAGAAAAAAAGCGGGTGTGGATTATGAAAATGATCCCAATATGGTGAATACCGCTCCTGGTATCTACAGGTCTAAGTCAGCAATTGAAGCTGACAAACCTTTACAGCAACGTCTAAAGGAATTGCCTTCTAACGTAAAAAGGAGACAAGTTGAAGCTGCTAGAGAAAAAAGAATGATGGCAGCACCCATTCCCGAAGAGTTTATCACTGATGGTGCCACTGGAACCACCAGCACCGAAGGTCAGAATGCCAGAGAGATTGATGTTCTTCCTGATAAAGTTGCTAAGAAACTTCAGCAAGTAACTGTAATGCCACAGGATGGCACTAATCCTCAGGTCGGTAAAGCACCTCTGATGATGAGTCAAGAGATGGAAGGTGAGCAACTCACTGAGGAAGAAGAGGATAGACGTGAAAGATATGCTTTCATGAACGTTGCCAGAAACCTCGTTAGAGCAAAGACTGGTGCCAAGCGTCCTATCGCCATGGATCCTGAAGGAACCTATAAGAAGGCAAAGGAAGACCTTGCCAAGATGGTAAATTCTGGCAATCCTGATAAAGATAAGGAAGAGACCCCTTGTGAAGAAAAGCAACTGTCAATGACAGATACCATTAAGAAAATTGTAGAAAACGCCGGAGTTAAAGAGAAGGATACTGCTGATAAAGATGCAGCAGAAAAAAAGTTAGAATCTAAAAAGGAAACAACAAAACCTACAGAAAAACCTAAATCTAAGGATGACACCACTGGTGGTTATACGATTCCTGATGATGCGAAACCAAAAACACGTTTGAACACTACCACAAAACGTAGTGAACCTGCATCTGACACAACAAAACCTTCAAGTGGCGGACAAACTAAATCCTCCGGACCTTCTGGTGCTGGTAGTGGCGGAATGACAAGTAGAGAAAGAATTTCCCGTGTTGATGCTGGAAAGGATCCTTATCCTATGCTTTCTCAGGACGCAAAACTGAGAATGTCTCTTGGCATTAAAGATATTGAAAGTATTTCTCCCTTCAAAGATGCAAAAGGAAATGGCGGTCATGCTGCATTTATGGCACAGTTTGGTCTGAAACCTTACGGTACAGAACCAGATAATTTGGGTCGTAATAATCCTACAGATATGCCAAGACCTAATGCTATGCCTAAAAAAGACGCTGCTCCCAAAGTAAAAACTGAAGGAAAGCAACTGTCTATGGCAGATACTTTCAAGCAGATTGTAGAGACTCAAAAAGTTGATGAAGGTCTACAAGACACAGTTGACAAAGTAACCAAAGCAGCTCAAAGCGGTTTGGAAAAAATGGGTGTAAAAATCAACAGAACTCCAAGAGGCACTGTAACAAAAGCGGATCAAGATAAAAAGATTGAAAAGAATGTGAAATAATAGTTAACTTGCTATATAGAGTAACGTATGCTCTAAGGCAATGTTAGCATTTCTCCTTCCGCTCGCAGCAAAAATCATCAAAGATGCTGTCGCAAAGATTCCTGAAAACGAAGAACTCGGTGAGAAGATGGTTGAGATCTGTCTTGTTATCTTGGGTAAAGCGGTTAAGCTGACCAAGACTGATATGGACGATCAACTTCTTGAGGTTGTCACTAAGGCAATCGCAGCAAGAGAAGCTGAATAATTTTATAAATATCAATATACGAATTACATAGGTAAGGAAACATGGCTCTTTGGGGCAAAGAAGATCTTGTTGGAAACAAAGGCACGGTCGCCATTAACTTAAGCACTGGTGTCGTTACTGGTTCTGGTACAACCTTCTCTACTAGTGGTTATGCCGCAGAGCAAGGCGATGTGATTGTAGTCGGTGCTGGCGCTACTTACGGTAGAGCAATTGTTCAATCCGTTGCAAGCAATACATCTCTGACTCTGGCACATGTAGACAACATCATCAAAGATGGTGCTACTGCTAACGTTGTTGGTGGAACTTCCTACTTCATCACCAGATCTCCAATCAGTGCTATCACTGATAATCAATATGGTGCACCTGACGTTAAGTCAAACAGATTCTCTGGTGTATTCGGTGTAGATACAACTGAGCAAGGTGTCGCTAGAGCGGCAACTGGTTCTAAGTATGCTGCCCCTCACGCTGGTTGGGTTGGAGTTACTACATATGTTGATACTCACGGTACTCTCAGAGTTAAGACTGAGACTTTAGTTGCCATGAGCGAAATTACTGATGCTGCTGGCGGTAGAGACGCTGAGGATGCCATCTATCCCGATAGCTGATAACATGGGTTAATATATGAGATTTGATGAATTGAATGAGAGTAATTATTTGCTCTTTGCTATAAAATTCTACGATAACCCACAGTCAGTTACACGAGACGACTTTGAGTCGGATTTGAAGCGTATCAGATATGTCAAGCGTTTGTTGAAGAGATATAAGAATAATGGTGAACTCAAAGTTCACCTTATTCTCAATCACCTTATTATATTATTCAATGTGTTTAATGATGCAGCGGTCCCCTTGTTGTTTTACAATTTGGATGAGGACCTCTGGCCATCTATCAAGAGTTTTCTTATGTTCTTGAATAGGTTGCCTGAATACCCAAAAACATCAATTAGTGACATAGAACCGGATTACAACTGTTTAGCAGAACTCAAAAATCTATGAAAATTGATAGAATTATTGAGACCGTCAGGCGTCATAAACTGGATGAAATGATGGGTGCTGGTGCTGCCGGTGCTCCAACTAATAATGTTGGTGATGGTAAGATTGCTGGAACTGTTGAAGCAGGCGATGATCCTCCTGTAAGAAAGAAACCTTGGAACAAAGGTAAAAAATATCTAAAGGGACCTGGTAGAAAGACCTGGATGTAAAATGTTTTCAGATTCAAAAGTTGCTCAGCTAGAAACAAAGTTAGATATCTACGAGGAACTTTCCAGAGAGATGCTGGCGAAGTTAGAAACTGCTGTTGATAAGATATCAGAAGGAAACGCAAGAATCGCTCAAATCCTGGCGAAGCATGATGAAAGGATTGAGCAAAGTATCAAGAGTGACGAACTCATCATCAAGATGATTGATGAGATGAAGGTTAATAGTGATAAGAACACACAAATCATTCATGGTAGGATTGATAAGATACAAGAAGATATAAAGTCATTCTCTAAGTTTAGATGGCAGATAGGTGGTGTGCTCGTAGTTGGAGCACTCTTAATTGGTGCAGGTAGTAGATTGGCACCTATTTTCTTGACTCCCGAACCACAGCAGGTTATAATACAGGGACAGAAGTGACCTGTTGTAATGGATCTGATTGATTCCAAGTATATTGGATTAGTTTCGTCACGTCTACAGAAGTTCAAGAGGGTCAAGAGTCACCTCTACAACTTTCGTTGTCCTATCTGTGGCGACTCTCAAAAGCACAAAAACAAGGCACGGGGATATATCTACCAGGTCAAGAATAACAGCAACTTCAAGTGCCATAATTGTGGTGCTAGTATGTCGTTGAATAATTTTTTGAAGACGATGGATACTACACTTCACAAGCAGTATACGCTTGAGAAGTTCAAGGAAGGACACACTGGTAGAAACTTTGTTGCTGAAGAACCTACGTTCACTTTTAAGAAACCAGTATTCAAATCAAAGTTAGATTTGCCCAAAGCATCTGAAGATCCTGACGCTAAAAGATATTTGGAGAAACGTAAACTAAATCCAGAAAAGTTTTATTTCACTGACAGTTTCAAACGGTGGACAAATACCAAAAAACAGACCTTTGACACCATCGGTAGGGATGAACCGCGTATTATTATACCAATGTATAATCAAGACAAGGACCTCATCGGTTTTCAGGGTAGAAGTCTAATTTCTAACTCTGTTAAATATATCACCGTGATGTTAGAGGACGAAGCGCCGAAGATTTATGGACTTGATACGATCAATGAGGACTTACCAATCTATGTGGTTGAAGGACCCTTTGACAGCACTTTCGTCAACAATAGTGTGGCTCTGTGTGGTAGTGACGGTGACTTGGGTTATTTTAAGGGAAGCGACACGATTCTTGTTTATGATAACGAGCCCCGCAATAGAGAAATTGTCAATAGAATTGGGAAATGTATTGACAGAGGTGAGAAAGTCGTCATCTGGCCAAGCGGGATAGAAGAGAAAGATATTAACGACATGGTTCTCTCTGGACATGACGTTATGTCTATGATAAAATTAAATACATATTCTGGTTTAGAAGCAAAAGTTAAATTTAACAGTTGGAAAAAAGTATGAGCAACGGCACCAAAGTTGTAAAGAGAAACGGCAACACGGAACCTCTTGATTTGAACAAACTCCACGTCATGGTGGAGCAAGCATGTAAAGACCTGGCAGGTGTCTCTGCCTCTCAGGTTGAGATTCAATCTGGCATTCAGTTTTATGATGGCATCACCACGGATGAGATCCAAGAGATTCTTATCCGCTCCGCCAGTGATCTGATTGACCTTGACCATCCCAACTATCAGTTCGTAGCAGCGCGTCTGCTGCTGTTTGCGCTCCGCAAGCAACTGTATGGTCGTATGCACGAGTTCCCCACCATCAAGGCGCACGTAGAGCGTTGTGTGGAGAAGGGTGTTTATGATCCTGAAATTCTTAATCTCTACTCTGATGAAGAGTTTGAGAAATTTGAGTCTTTCATTGATCATGATCGTGATATGCTTTTCACCTACGCTGGTCTGCGCCAGGTAGTTGACAAGTATCTGGTTCAAGATCGCAGCACTGGGGCACAGTATGAGACCCCTCAGTTCATGTATCTTTTGATTGCTGCAACTATATTTTCTAAGTATCCAAAATCTACACGTCTCGATTACGTAAAGAAGTACTATGACGCAATCTCCAGACACAAAATCAACATTCCCACACCTATCATGGCAGGAGTGCGAACTCCACTTCGACAATACGCTAGCTGTGTTCTTGTTGATGTTGATGACTCCCTCGATAGTATCTTTACTAGCGATATGGCTATTGGCAGATACGTTGCACAAAGGGCGGGAATCGGCATCAACGCGGGTCGCATCCGTGGCATCAACGCTAAAATCAGAGGCGGAGAAGTACAACACACAGGCGTCGTCCCATTTCTCAAAAAGTTTGAGGCAACTGTCAGATGCTGTACTCAAAACGGCATCAGAGGTGGAAGCGCGACAGTCCATTTTCCCATTTGGCACCAAGAAATAGAGGATATCATTGTACTTAAAAACAATAAAGGGACAGAAGATAACCGTGTCCGAAAGTTGGACTACAGCATCCAGATCTCTAAACTGTTCTACGAACGTTTTATCAAGAATGAAGAAATCAGTCTCTTCAGCCCTCACGATGTGCCAGGTTTGTATGATGCTTTTGGCACTGAATCGTTTGATGATCTCTATACAAGTTATGAATCTGATGGATCTGTTCCGCGCAAAACTATCGGCGCTCAGGAACTCTTCCTTGACATCCTGAAGGAACGTGCTGAGACTGGTCGTCTCTACATTATGAACATTGACCACTGCAACTCTCACTCATCGTTCTTGGATAAGGTTGAAATGAGTAATCTCTGTCAGGAGATCACTCTGCCTACCAAACCTCTTGAACATATTGATGATCCAAACGGTGAGATTGCTCTTTGTATTCTGAGTGCTGTCAATGTTGGTAAGATTCGTGACCTTGATGATCTGAAAGTTCTCTGTGATCTTGCTGTCCGTTCTTTGGACGAATTGATTGACTTCCAGAACTATCCCATCAACGCTGCTGAGATTGCCACAAAGGCACGTAGATCGCTTGGAATTGGATTTATTGGTCTGGCACACTATCTTGCCAAGAACGGGCACGATTACAACGATCCTGAAGCATGGCAACTGGTTCATAATCTCACTGAAACCTTCCAATATTACTTGATTTCTGCTACAGTGGACCTTGCCGAAGAGAAAGGTGCATGTGAGTATAGTGGCCGAACAAAGTACGGGAATGGAATTCTTCCGATTGATACATATAAACATGATGTGGATGAAATAGTTCCGAATGATCTTCACTATGATTGGGAGGATCTTAGACTTCGGGTCAAAAAGCACGGAGTACGGAACTCAACATTGTCTGCTCAAATGCCATCGGAGAGCAGTTCCGTTGTGTCAAACGCAACAAATGGAATCGAACCACCTAGAGGATATTTGTCCATTAAGAAGAGCAAAAAGGGACCACTCAAACAGATTGTTCCTCAATATGCAACTCTTAAAAATAATTATACGCTCCTCTGGGATATGGGCTCCAATCGTGGTTATATTAATATTGTTGCTGTAATGCAGAAGTTCTTTGACCAAGCAATCAGCGGCAACTGGAGTTATAATCCACTTCAGTATCCAGATAATGAAGTTCCAATTTCAGTGATGGCACAGGACCTTCTGACTACATACAAATACGGTTGGAAGACTTCTTATTATCAGAACACATACGACTTCAAGACTGACGAGGTTGACGAAACCGATAAAGAAAGTCTTGAGAATCTAATCGCTCAACTAGAAAACGCAGAGGAGGAAGAGTGTGAGTCTTGTAAGATTTAAGACAAACAGCGAGAGTAAAAAACCAGTGGTAGATTCCATGACGGTGTTCAACTCAGAAGTAGTTGACACCAAAAAACAACCTATGTTCTTTGGAAAACCCCTGGGTATTCAAAGATATGACTCTTACAAGTATCCAGTTTTTGATAAACTGACGACGCAACAACTTGGTTATTTCTGGAGACCTGAGGAGGTCTCCTTACAAAAGGATCGCAGTGACTATCAGACATTACGCCCTGAGCAAAAGCACATTTTTACCAGCAATCTTAAGTACCAGATCATGCTGGATTCTGTACAAGGGCGCGGTCCTGGGATGGCTTTTATCCCATACTGCTCATTACCTGAGTTAGAGGCATGTATGGAGGTCTGGGGATTCATGGAAATGATCCACAGTCGCTCCTACACCCATATCATCAAGAATGTTTATGCAGACCCTTCAGATGTGTTTGACCACATTCTGACTGATGATCGTATCCTAGAACGTGCCGCCAGTGTTACTGAGGCATATAATGACTTTATAAATGCTGCCCATCAGTGGGATAATAGCAATGATTGGAAGCACGCATTAGAAGAAGTCCCCTACGCACTAGAATCAAGGTATGAACTCAAGCGCAAACTCTTCAGAGCAGTTGCAAACGTTAATATTCTTGAAGGTATTCGCTTCTACGTATCCTTTGCTTGCAGCTTTGCGTTTGGCGAACTCAAACTTATGGAAGGAAGTGCCAAAATCATTTCCTTGATTGCTCGCGATGAGAATCAGCATCTTGCCATTACTCAGAACATTCTGAACAAATGGAAGAATGGTGATGACCCTGAGATGCAGCAGATCTTCAAAGAAGAAGAACAGTGGTTGATTAGCGCCTTTGAAAATTGTGTTAATCAAGAAAAACTTTGGGCAGAATATCTGTTCAAAGATGGATCTATGATTGGTCTTAATGACAAACTGTTACAGCAGTATGTTGAATGGGTTGCTAATCGTAGAATGAAAGCAATCAGACTGAAACCAATCTATGACGTACCTGCAAAGAACAATCCACTTCCTTGGACAGAGCATTGGATCTCTTCTAAGGGTCTTCAGGTTGCCCCACAGGAAACCGAAGTTGAATCCTATATCGTTGGAGGAATCAAACAAGACGTTAAAAAAGACTCCTTTGCAGGTTTCTCCCTCTGAGGAATATGAAGCGTTTCGTGAGGAAGCAATAAGAGCATTCCAAGAGGCAGCTAAACGCGACAATTTTCTATTTGGTGACTACGACGGATACGAATCTTTTAGAGAGGACTAAGGTCCTCTCTTTTTTTATAAATATCCATATAGGAATAGTGTCGCTGTCAGATGAAGTCGTTCAAGAATTTTGTCACTGAGAATATTAGTCAGGAGGATATTAAAAGAATCCGTCAGATGATGACTGCGGATCCTGTAAAAGCTAGAAGACTTCAGGCTGAGTTAGAATCTACTAGACAAGCTGCTGAAAGAATATCAGGTGGTAAAACAAGAACCTCTCAAACTGGTCAAAGAACAAGAACAAGACCTAGTGCAAGAAATACTCCTGCAGGGCGGGCAGCAGATGCTGAGTTTTTTAAAAAATTAGAAATTGGTACTGAAAAAGGAGCAGCTGCGGAGAATCAAGCTGCTCAGGATATGAAAGCAGAGTTTAAAAGGAAAAGACCAACATCTTCAAAACCAAAAACTAGTTCCGGACTTGCAGATCTTAATAGAGAAATTGATAAAGTAAAACCAAAAGTTACTACTAGAAGAGGGCGTCTTTCTAGTCAGGCCGATGATGTTCTTAAAGGACTTAGAACACAGGCAGGATTAGAAAAGAGAATGTCTGCTGGGTATGACAGAACTCTTGTTAGGAGAGGTGAGGAAGTTCTCAAGCAGATAAGATCGGACTCAAAACTACCCAAACCTCCAAAACCCACTACATATAGGAACTTAGGTCTTGGTCCAGAAACGGCTGGAAGAAGTCTTGATGTCAAGAGAGTAAGGGCATCTAACCCTGTTAGGGCATCTCGTCCTCAAACATACAGTAATTTAGGTCTTGGTCGAGAAAGGGCAGGACAAAGAGTTGTTAACAGACCTGTAAAAATTCGTGTTAAACCACCAATAGAACTACTAAAACCACCAGGAACATCTTCAACTGCCGTAGCAGATAAAGTAGTAAAGCAGATGCAAGATGCTGCTAAAAAGAAATCTGCATCTAATGTTAGAACTCTTAGTCGTATAGGAAAGGGTCTTGGTGCTGTTGGTGCTGGTCTTGAGGCACAAGGCGAATACATGAGACGTAAAGATCTTGGACAGGATACATCGACCGCAGTAACAGGTGCAGCAACAAGAACTAGTGGTGGTATTGGAGGTGCTGCTATTGGTGGAAAACTTGGTGCGAAATTTGGTTCTGTTTTTGGACCAAAAGGTGCTTTACTTGGTGGCACTGCTGGCAGCATCTATGGATACATGGTCGGTGCTGATAAAGCAACACAAGCATTTGATAATATTTCAAAAGGAGGTTCAAAGGGTTTTGCAAAAGGTTTAGTTGACTTTGCTTCTTTCCGGAAAAAAGCATCTAGTGCTAAATAGTAAGAAAGTGTCTCTATAAGATGGATCCGCTATCACCAAAACAATTAAGAGAACTGAATAGTGCTTACACTTCAGTTTATCCTGATAAAGATGAATTAAGTGAAGAAGTTGCTATTCAAAATTTAGCAGAAAATCTTTTTGACTTACTCAAAAAGGAAGATATCATTCCTCAAGATACTGAACTTACTGAGGGTTGGAAGTCAAAACTTTTGAAGTTGGGTGGAGCTATTGGCATTGACCAGGCAATGTTTGATGGTGCTTTTAGACGTGCTATAGGGTACGGTGCTAAAAATCTACGCGATTTAACCAAAGAAGTGGGTTCAGACATTCATAGAGAATTAGATAAAGCTGAGAGTGGTAAAACGTCTGGACCTACAGGTCCTACAGCACCTACTGGACCCACAGGACCCACAGGTCCTACTGGCGGTCCCACAGGTCCTACTGGTGGTCCCACAGGACCCACTGGACCTACGGGAACTAAAGATCCATACACTCCTGAGGTAGTGAATGATCCCGACCGTTACATATATAACGGTCAGGAATATAGATTTAACAACGGAAAACTTGAAAAGGTAAAGAAATGAGCAATAGAGTAGTAATTAGAAACGGAAAACCAGGATTCATCATTAATGGTACGTTTGTTCCAATTCCTGACTCTGATAATGTAAACACCACTAGTCCGAGGATACCTCGCGATGACATGAGTGGGTTAGAGGCAATCGGGAGTATTATAAAAAATACTGTTACTGGTAAAGGTGCAGCAGGCATCAAACAAGATTCTACCAAACCTAATCCAAATTATGTTGGACCTGGTGGTGGTAGACCCAAGGTAACTCAGGATCCTGAGGAATACTTTGGAACTGGAGACTATGGTTCTGGTGGTCCCAAAGAAAAACCAAAACAAAAGTTTCCTGATCTCCGTGGTGGAGATGACAAGGTTGACGGATATGGAAATCCAAAAGTAGATTATACAAAAACTCAACCCACTTCAATAAAAGTAGAACCTTATACACCACCAACCACTACCACTACTACTTCCACACCCACTCCACCAAAGGATGAGAAGAAGTATAAGTTCTCTGACAAAGAGGGTTCATATAATTTGACTAAGGCGGATATCAACAAAAAGTATGATGAGTTAAGGAAAAATCCTGCAAGAGCAAAAGATTTTGGTCTTAATGCAAACGCAGCAATATTTCCTAATCAAAAGATTTTTGTTGATCCAAAAACTGGCAAGCGACCAAGCAGATTTAGCGATTTTACAAATTCAACTACAACTAAAAATCCTACCAATGCAGCAACAGGTGGTGTAAATCCTAGAGCAGGAACTTATGCTGCAGAACTTAAAAGAACAACGGACGCACTGTCCAGCAATTTTGGAGCACTACCTAAAGGCACAATCAAACCCGCAGCACAAAGAATGAAAAAAGAAGCATACGATTTAGTTTTAGACTACCTCCTTTCTGAGGGGCACGTAGACACCGTAGAAGAAGCGCATTACGTCATGCTCCAGATGACCTCTGAGCACGTCCAGGACATCGTAGAGGGCAAGTATGCCGATTCGGTTACTTATGTAAAAGGCACTGCACCAGTAAGGGCGTCCTATGGAGGAAAACCAGAATCGTTTACTAAAGAAACCTACAAGAAAAAGGGTAAAGTCTGATTAAATGAAGACGTATAAGGAGTTCTCAGAGCAGGCATATTCATCAAAGTCTCAAATTGATGAAGGTCTCGGCACTGCTCTGAAAATGATTGGTAGAGTTGCCAAGAAACCACTTCAAAAAGCAGCAACAGGTGCTATGAATTGGTTTAACAAAGGAAAGAATACTCGCATTCCAAACGAGGCACAGGCACCCTTTGGAACTCCTCTGGAGTATTTCAAGAAGAATCCTAACCCCAAAACTCTGTTTGGTGATGATGCCTTACAGAGGGGCATGAGCAATCAGGCATACAAGGCAGGTGAAAAACCTGGACTTCTTGGAAGACCTGACAGAGCATTTGGTGTTGATATTCCACAATCAATCAGGCAAAGAAGGTTTGTAGGAGTTCCTGCAAGTCAAGGTGGTCCTGGATCAGGTCCAACTCCAATCACAAGAGAGATTGTGAAGAGACCAATAAGATCCCTTAAAGGCTTGACAAATAACTGAAACGTCAATAGACTAGGTTTGTCCCGGTTAAAGATAAATAATAGCTTAATATTATAAATATAGTATGAGCTATGAGAATCCCTGGTGCTTTAGGGGACAACCTTTTTTATCTGAGGATATTGACGATAACTTCGGTTTTGTCTATCTTATTACAAATACACGATCGGGTAAAAGGTACATTGGTAGAAAGTACTTCTGGTCATTTAGAAAACCACCTGGTAAAAAAAGGAGAGTCAAACAGGAATCTGACTGGCAAAAGTATTACGGTTCTTGTCCAGAATTAAAAGAAGATCTCAAACTATACGGCAAAGAGATTTTCAATAGAGAAATTTTAAGTCTTCACGATACGAAGGGTAACTGTAACTACGAAGAGACAAAGCAGTTATTCTTAAATAATGTCTTAAGCGAGGCTCTTGACGATGGGTCTCCCGCATACTATAATTCCAACATTCTAGGGCGTTACATGCGTAAGGACTATGGTAACTTTGGAAGAGACATGTCTAAAGACGACTGACTGGGCAATAGATCGTATACATACTCTCTGTGAATCCAATAACTTCATTAGCATTGATGATGCCTCTGCAATTCAAGGTGAATTTTATGAGTGGTTGGACCCAAATTCTCTAACTCATGACATAATCTCACTAGAATACATAGGAGACAAGCATGACGACTAGTCACGGACCTTCTAAAGAATTCAAAGATAGGATTCTAAAAGAATGTAAACGATTGACTTCAAAGGGCGAGCATATTGAAGCATCGCATCTTTTTAGAACTTACTTCCCTGATGAAAAAAAGTTGACTTATGATGATTGAATTATTACTAACATTAACCCCACTTGATTATCAGCATTTAGCAAAGGTTGTTCAGGTTGAAGCGGCACCAAACACGGCAGATGAATTCTGCGTTGCTGCATCAGTTCTTAACCGAGTAGCATCTGATAGATTTCCAAACACAGTTTCTGAAGTGGTCTATGCTCCAGGTCAGTACGAGGGCATATATACTAAGAAATCAATTGTTCCGAATCCAAAACTTGTAGAGAGGTTAAGCTCTGTACAGGGTAGGAATAGTATACTATTATGGTCAGAGGTTCTCAATGGTAGAACCGACTACAAAGGACAATCTATGTTGAGATATCGGGTTGCTTCCGAAGATCCGATGTGTCATCCTAAAGGAAACTTTTATCACTATTATTGGCAGTAATGAAATTTAGAGAACTACTTCTCGGCGCACAAGCAACAATTAAAAAAATTCTTTCTCCCAAGAAAGAAGAAAAGATTGAATGTGCTATTGATGATGAAGTAGTTGATTGTTCTGAAATAGATTCAACTCCTTTTACTGGTATTCCTGCTCCTGCTTATCTTCCAGAGGATCCTTGGTTTGGACCAACTCCAACTCTTACTGAGAAGCAAAAGGATTATATGGCAGTTGAGATGGAGTGGAAAATTGAAGAAGAAAAAAAGCGTGAAGAGTCTGGTGCAGAATTAGACGACATTCATCAAAAGATGTATGAAATCGCAACACAAAATTGGAACACCGTTAGCGAAAGTCAGGGTGGTTCTGAAAACTTCCAGGAGGGACCTGGTGGTTGGCAATCTGGTAATGGATGGAATGCTTTTAAAAAATGACTGAAGACTGGAGATTTACTGACGAACGTATGCAGTTGAGAGCTGCTGTGTTTCGTGCTCTACAACATCACCTTGACGAGAACTGTAGAGCAGTATATGAGTTTTGTCATGACTGGGTAAGTCAAGGCAATAACAATATTAATAACATTGAACATTATTTTCAAAAATATTTGAAGGAGGTCCATCATGAACAAGTTTACAAACTTGAAAAATGCCTTGAAATCAATCCTAATTGGTTCGTGCCTATTAGGGATGACTCCAGTTCTAGCTGAAGAAGATAAATTAAAGAACGGTTATTATTCCATGGATTCCATGGGATGCATGTTACTCCGAGAGTGTAAAGATGGAGTCCAGAAAGTCACTAATCTTTTGGATATTTCTAGTCAGTACCCCAATACTGATTCTTTTTATCCTATTGCTACTGAATTCAACAATATGCTTGTTTCCCTTAGCAGGGTCGGAGTTAATGTGTTTTTAGCAGATGAAAAGTATTTTCCTGTAGGACACCGTGGTGTTTATCATACTGTAAGTAATAACTTCTTTTTGAATAAAAGATTTATGGGTCGTCCTGGTACATTAATGAGTGTGATGCGTCATGAAGGATGGCACGCTGCACAGGATTGTATGGCAGGAACTATTGATAATAGTATGATTGCTATCATCATGCCTGAGGAGGATGTTCCTGAGATTTGGCAGGAGATGGCAAGAAGAACATACGCATTCCAACCATCTGCTATTCCTTGGGAGAAAGAAGCAACCTGGGCAGGTAAAACTGAGGGTATGACTGCCAAAGCACTGGAGTCTTGTGCTGCTGGAACTATGTGGACTGATTACGATCCAACACCAATGACACGCGAATGGTTGATTGAGAAGGGGTTCATCGCTAAATAAAGTTGCCTAACCCCTTTTACCATGCCCGAAGAAGTAAAAAAGGAAGAAGTAAAAGAAGAAAAGAAAAAAGGACCTTTCGGAAAGTTGAAAGAAAAGGTAGAGGACTCTGAGGAGCACCTTGCCATTCTTTCAACTTTTGTTCGTTTAGGGATTCTTGTTTGGTCCGGTGGTATTCTCACATTAAACTATGTCACTATCCCAAATCTACCACAGCAAAAGATCGATCCAACTTTCATAGCCAGTGTGTTCACTGGTGTTTTAGCTACTTTTGGCGTCCAGACAGCGAAGAAGTCTGGTGATGGTACTATGAAGATGCAGAATGGTGGTTCTATCGCAGCTGGTGCTGGTGGTGGAATTACAAAAGCAGATATTGAAAGATTAATTGCTGCTGCTAAAGAAACCGCACCTGCTCAAACTATTAGACTTGAGCAAGGACCTATCAAAATCGTAACTGATTCAGATCAACCTCCATATAAGATGTGATATGAAACCTTCTCTTAAATGGACCGCAATTAGTATTGGCGGTCTCATAGCAATTACTCATATTGGTGTTTTAGGACACCTCATTCGACAACCTAGAAGAGTTGTTGAAGTTCCAACGATTAACATCCCTCGTGGTACTCCATATTCTTCTTACAAAATAGAAGCAGGTAAGGAAGGTTATAGTATAGAATATAAAGCAAATGATCCCAAAGTCTTAGAGTCTGAAAGGTCTGTTGATTTAGTTCAAACTAAGAATAAGAAAGGATTTTTTGGTGGTAGTGAACTCTTTGAAGATCGTAATGAATATCGTCGCGATCAATACACTATGGAAGGCGTTCGTAATATGGGAGGTGCCTCTTTACCAGGCGAGGGAAAGTCTGCAAAAGACATAGAGTGCATCGTGGCGGACGCTGGGGCACGGTCACAAGGTGCGATGGCAGGTAGTGCCATTACTACTGGTTTAGTCGCTCCTGCTGTCATGAATATTCCATACATTGGATGGTTAGCTGCTGGATGGGCAACTTTACTTGGTAATAGTGCAGGAGAATCTATTGGATCTCAAGTTGGTTCCGTCTTTAATGACTGTTAATGAATTTAGTATTACGACCTCTTGCTGATACTAATGATGTCACTTGGAGTATTGTAATATCCATATTAATACTCCTTGCTGGCGTTGCATACTACATATATACAATTATGAGTATGGCATTCAAGGAGTTGGACGATGAGCGATCTGACAAATAAAGACGCAGAACAGGATACAAAGATTGCTGTAATGGACAGCACTTTAGAGAATGCTATTCGTCGAATTGAGATGGTTCATAGTCGTATAGATAAGACTGAAGAACAAATTAAAGAACTTAAGCAACAAGTTACAGACAACAAGATTTGGATTCAGAGAGCATCTGCTGTTATTGGTGCAGCAGTAGCTCTTATTGGAATTGTTGTTGCAATGCCACAAGATGCAGAATCAAAGGAGATGAACTATGGGAGCAATGACCCCGCCAAGCAGGAAGTCGTGTTACAACTTCAGGGTAGTTGAGATAAATCGTGTTGTTGACGGCGACACTATTGATGTCACCATTGATCTTGGGTTTGATTTATTCAAGAAAGAAAGAGTTAGAGTTGCAGGCGTTGATACGCCAGAGAAAAGGACTAGAGACCTTGAAGAAAAGGAGTTAGGTATCCATGCGACGGATTGGCTCAAAGAGAAGTTGGATGGTGCCATTACTGGGGATGACGACCTTGTTATCCGCACTGAGCTTGTTGGTGGTATGGGCAAGTATGGTCGTCTCCTCGGTTGGTTGTACATAGGAGACTCTGAACTGTCACTTAACGAGCAAATGATTGACGAAGGATATGCTTGGGAGTATGATGGTGGCACCAAGCAAAAGAACTTTGAGGAACTTCGTGAAATCCGCAGGGCACATGGCACACTTGTTTAGTTTTTTATTTGCAGTAACATTATGGGTACAAGTTCCGCAGTGGTCAGATGATTGGAGTAATTGTGCTGTTGATGTCCCTGATTCATCTTGTCACTGGTATATCGTTAATGCCGACAACACCTTCGGAGAAGGTTTTGACTGGGAAACAGCACCATGGTTTGATGTAAATGGTTTGCAGGATATTGCTAATCTACATGATGATGTTATAGATAGTGGGTATCAATATACTGTTGAGGCACTTAACGATGCAGAAAATAGTTAATGTACTCGCGTTGTCGTCTTTTATTGTATCTGCTGCCGTTGTTGGTGGCGGCGTCTATGTTTATCTTAACAAGGACGCAATGGTAGAAAACGCCAAAGAGAAGATCACAAAGGCTGCCACAGAGGCAATTGCAGGAGCACTTCCTGGAATGCTTGACGCTGCCATGCCTGAACTTCCTGAAGTAACTGGTGGTGCTATTCCTAGTAGTGGTGGAGGACTGCCTAAATTCTGATGGCAGAAATTCGTGATATTGATATTAGAGAAGTGGAAGTTCGTGACATAAATGTTCCTAGTTGGATGACGAATCAACCACGCCTTCCATCTGTTCCGCCAGTAACGGTGCAGGTGGGAGTTCCTGTTATTGATATTCCTGGATGTGTTGAGGCACACACTGATAATAAGAAGGGAACCAATGATAAATTGGTTGAGGATGACTCTGATGGCGCTAGAGTCTTTTGTGATGGTAATATGCCATCATTTAATCCTATTAATTTTAATGAGGAGGTAGAGTTACCAACTCCTAAACCAATCATTCCTCCATACAAGGCACCAGATGTTCCGGGAGTACCAGAGATACCTAAAGATGTTATTCCAAAGGTAGAGAAAGAAGTAGAGTGTCCTCCACCTAACGCACCACGCATCGGTGATGTAGCACAGAACCAGAAGGAGAGAGTATCTGGTTTTGAATTGCAGAATGGTGTTTGTGTGACTCTCTACGAAGATATTCCTTTCACTGCACAGTATCTACCTGCACCACAGGTTGCTGCAACCACTGCTGGTATCGCTGTAGTTGCTACTAGTTCTGCTCTTTTGGCAAAACCACTGGCAGATTTACTACTTAAAGTATTCAAACCTGTAATCAAAAAGGTGATTACAAAGATCTCAAAGATTAGGGGGAAGAAGGTAAAGATTGAGTCCTTAAAGGAACGCCGAGATCTTCAGCGCGAACGCTCACGGGCGATTCGGATTCTCCGGAGGATGAAGGACGGGAAATAGAATGAACGTGTGGTGCAATAGTAGTAACATTATCTATCACCACATCAGCACATATGGAATAGTATGGACTCTTTGGATGAAAGCGAATTCCTTTCTTCATCAAATCTCCACAATTTTTGAGTCTGGCTATCTCAAAATCTAATCTCTTATTAGCAGTTAATTGTTGTTGTAAAGCAATTTGTGTTGCTGCTGCTTTTTTGCATTGGTCTTGTAATTTTTTATCCAAAGGTGTACTCCAAGTCATGGAGAAACCTACAGATAAGTTAGTATTATTTTTCTGTCCTGTTCTAGTCGGTACGTAATATAAAATATCTCCCGGATTGTCAGGTGCTCCGTCTCCTATAACATTTCCATTTGCATCAGTAGCACCTTCTAAATCACGCATATCATATACTGGATCATTATAAAATGGTTCATATGGATGTTGTTGAGAAAGTGAACCTGTAACGAAGGGTGTAAAGTTTACAGTGGGACCTTGACACTGTATTCCTCCCCCGTAAGTATTAGTGATATATGGGCCTTGTAAAACCTGGATCGCTTGGTTGGTCACCGAACCTGAACTATTCGCGATTGGAGATGCAGTAGCAGACACGCCACCAACACCTTCTGCTCTTACGGGTGCCGCAAATAGTAGTGCTATTATTGCTGGAAGATACTTGTGGTGTCCGTTACGCTTGTAACGGTGGTCTCCCTTTGAATAATCGTGTGATTGCTTAAACCTGGACCAGAAACGGTTTGCGTAAACTGAAACGCTGCTCCTGGTGTGGTTTGTTTGAATGATGGTGTCGCTGTGACTCCTGTCCATTTTGAATTCACCCCTTCAATCGTTACATTAACATCACCTGTTGTTGGTGATAAAGTTCCACTGGTTGGTTCAACACCACTGCCAGTTACAGAATATTGATATCCTGTATTATAATCCATAGAATTAATTGTTTCAGTCACGGTAGAAGTTGTCTCCGTGTGGCTAGTCATGGAGCCCTGTGTAAAGTTCGGGACCACCGGCACGGAATGTCCAGGTTGAACTAATCCGTGGATAATACCAAGAACCAACCCTAGCCCGATTGCCTCTTGTAGTTTAGTCATTAGTCTATAACAGTAATCTCGGAAACGAATTGTCCGATTGCCGTAGAACCAGCTCCGCCTGCTGTTACCGTAAGTACATTTGCTGAGGTTACAGTACCGGCAAGATCACCAGTAGTACCAGCAGTATAAGATGTTTGACCTGTCAGATTACCAACAGTTCCTACGGTAGGAGCACTAGTTGGGACAGCATCTCCTTGAGTGTAAGACTGACTGAAGGAAAATGCTGCTCCTGGAGTATCTTGTGTGGCTGCAATTGTTCCTGGATTATAAATTCCATCTGTAATAGTACCGGTAGAGACTGTATTTGCAGTTGTACCGTTCGTAGTGTCAATATTACTGCCTGATATCGAGAACGAACTCCCGATTCTCGATGCAGTTGTTCTAGCAGCATCAACGGAGAGTTGAACACTTGCTGAGTGTTTACTAACAAGACCACCAGCATAAACAGGTGTCGTCATCAAAAGCATACCAAAAGCAACCAGAGCTTTTTTCATGTGTATATAGTTGATTTAATTTTATTTAGCTTGACGTTTTTTGAAAACTAAATTATACTGGATACATTCAAGACTCAATAGCTCAGCTGGATAGAGCAACTGCCTTCTAAGCAGTCGGTCGTAGGTTCAAATCCTACTTGAGTCGTTTGTCTTCTTACTATGGACCCAGTTAAAATATTACTTCTACTATCTGAATTAGAAGGCAGTTCTGCTCATTTGGGCAACTTGGGTTTTGAAGAGGACAAAGAAGTTCTTAACGAAATGAAGGGTAGGTACTACAAACTATACTTCAAACTCTGTAAAGAACAAGGGAGAAATCCCTACGGATAATCCTCTGTAGCTCAGCGGTAGAGCCGACGACTGTTAATCGTCTGGTCGCAGGTTTGAATCCTGCCGGGGAAGCCGCCCTTATAGCTCAGTGGTAGAGCAACGCTTTTGTAAAGCGTAGGTCGTTGGTTCAAATCCGACTGAGGGCTTGACCACATAACATCTTTCCTTTATAATGTGTTCATCCGTGTGAAGGATGCGTCGGGGAGAATACCTCCCCCACCACTTGCGGAAGTAACTCAACGGTAGAGTCCCTGCCTTCCAAGCAGGTTGTTGCGAGTTCGAATCTCGTCTCCCGCTTTCGGATATCCAAAGTTTATCCGAAATTATACCTAGTATAAATATTTTACCTTTTGTAACAAAAGGTTTACATACAGGGAAATGTCGATTCCCTTTCATCTGTGGGTAACCAATCCACAAGCAAAAATAACGAGGTACTAACTAATGTTCAAATCCGCAATCGCACTTGCTGCCGCTGCTCCTTTGATGGCAGCACCTGCCCTTGCAGGTCCCTACGTCAACGTGGAAACCAATGCTGGTTGGACCGGAGATATTTACGTCGGAGCAACGACAGACATCCACGTAGGTTACGAGGGAGAAGTCGGTGCTGCCTCCTACTACGTCCAGGCGGGTCCAGCGATCGTCGCTGCTGATGGTGTTGACACCGAGACTGAATTCTCTGGTAAAGCAGGTGTTGGTATTCCTGTTTCTGATGCTATCGGAGTCTATGGTGAACTCTCCTTCCTGACTGTAGACGATTCCGACGATCTGGGTGTCGGTGGTAAACTGGGTCTGAAGTACAACTTCTGATATAGACAATAATACATCTAGATGCTATGATGGGGGTGCGACGGCACCCCCCTTTTTAATGAAAAGGATTTTACTCTCCCCCGTTACTCACTTCAACGTATTGCTAGTGGGTTTTTTAATTCTAATTGGAGTCCAACACAATCATGCACACCATACGATGGAACATGATATTCATGGTGTAGTGAGAAAGTATTGTAGAGCAAACCCTGGCAAATGTGCTGAATATCTTCCTGAGGACCGGTTAAAATGAAAATTAATCTCTGGTATTCCAAGAGTATGGGTCAATGGCGTTGGACTCTTACTGATGAGAAAGATGCAAGGTGGATGGAAGCAGGACAACGACCAGTTCTACGTGATGCAATGGAAGATGTTGCCAATACTGTAGAGTATATGTTACAATATGGGTACAGGGGTGAATAGCTCAGCGGTAGAGCATCTCCTTTACACGGAGGCGGTCGGGGGTTCAATCCCCTCTTCACCCATATAAATAAGTGAAAATGAAGACGTATATTTCGTCATACCATGGACACTATAAAGGTAAGGTGCCGCTCCTGTGGCAAGGAGTTGATTGGGCATCCTAGTAGAGCAATCTCTTGTGGATGCTCAAATATGACAACTATTCGTGGAGATAAGATATCTGCGGTTGACTTAAGTCAGGTTGTTATGCTTAACTCTTATACTAGCAAGAAGGAGAATTTTCTTTCTTCAGAGGATGTTCAGTGGCAAGAGTCAAGAAGAAAGAGAAAAGTTAGAAAATTAGATTTTGAGGTGCGATAATTACATATTTTCTTAATGTATGTTATGGGATAAACATATTGTGGCAACTTTTTAGGAATTAACTATTATAGCTATAGTGTATTTCAAAATAGAACTATGCACCCCGACGAATTTTCTAACTGGGTGAGAATAAAGGAGGCTCTTGAAGAGTCAGGAAATACTGAAAATTTTTATTACAGACGTGCTTGTGCTATAGTATCGGGAGGACCTGACCCGATGGACAATCTACCTAATGTCTCACAGGATGGATGAAATCAAACCAGCACATTATGTCACTTGTGAAGAGTGTCAGGAGATGATTGATGATGCAATAAGAAAGCATAATCGCAGTCCCTTATATGAGGATGACGATGAGGAAAATTAACACAATCACATTAAACATCACAGTAGCAATCATTGATTTCTTATATCAAGGCAGAGACTATCAAAGATTCTGGGTGCTTGAAGAAATTGCTAGGGCACCCTACTTTGCTTTTCTAAGTGTGTTGCATTTAAGAGAATCTATGGGGCTACGAGGTCCAGAGCATTTATATTTGATGAAACAACATTTCGAGCAGTCGGTCAATGAAACAGAACATCTGGAGTATATGGAATCTAGGGGCGGTAATGCTTATTGGGTGGATCGCGCTTTCGCCAAACACCTGGTACTTATCTACTATTGGGTCAACGTGGTTTATTATTGGGTGGCTCCTAGGTCTGCTTACCATCTCTCCTACGAGGTAGAGATTCATGCAGCAGAAACGTATGCAAAACATCTCGCCTTTAATGGACATGACGATAAAATCCTTGAAATTTTGAACGATGAATTACATCACTCAAAAGAACTACAAGATGCTATGGAGATGATAAATGCCTAAGAGTTGGATCTGGCGCGGTAGGAAAGTTGACCTTCCTAACCACGTAACAAAAGAAGAAGTTCAGGAGATGATTGATACTGCAATACGAAAACATAATCGTAATGCTGGGATTATCAGTATGTTTGTTGGTTTTTTTATTCTTGGTCTTTTTAGTGAAGGTCTTCTAAGACTTATTGGAGTTATAGATCCATTATTACCATGGTTAAAAATTTCACTGTAAAAAGGTAAAATCACATGAATCGATTTAAAGATTTCACAGAAGATGAAAAACAAATGCTTGCAGAAGCACTTTGGAAAAAACAGAGATCATTTATTGCAGGTGATAAACTGTTTAGATCGTATGAAAAACTTCTCAATGAAGTTCTAGATCAAATTAATTATGTTCCTGGGAGGGTGCTATGAAAGTAGGAATTATTGGACTAGGAAGAATGGGCGAGGGTATGTCTCGTCGTATGATTAAAGCAGGTATCGAAGTTCATGGATATCGTAACAATTATGCAAAAGCTGAAGAACAATATGAAAAGGGCTATATCAGTGGATGTACCACTTCTTTGGAAAATCTTGTTCAAGTAGTACACACTGGTGTAGGAACTCTTACACAGGAAGAGTCAAAATCTCCTGGAATCTTTATGATGGTTGTACCAGCAGAAACAGTAGAGGACACTATTGATGAGTTATTACCATTACTTAGCGACGGGGATATTATTATTGATCATGGCAATAGCAACTTTAAGGATTCTCGCAGGAGAGCAAAAAGGCTTTCTAAGTATGGTATCCAATATATTGACTGCGGTACTTCTGGTGGAGTTTACGGTCTGGAGCGTGGATACTGTCTTATGGTTGGTGGTGCAAATGGGGCAGTATCTGTCTGTGCTCCCATTTTCAGGGCACTGGCACCTGGCATTGCCTCTGCACCCCGCACAGATCCCGAGTCTAGAGCAACCAGTGCAGAATATGGTTGGTTACACTGTGGAGGTCCTGGAGCAGGTCACTTCGTAAAAATGGTTCACAACGGTATCGAATATGGAATCATGCAAGCGTACGCCGAGGGCTTTAATATCCTGCATGAAGCTAATGCTGGGTCAGCATATGTTAAAGCAGGAGATGCTGAGGTTGCTCCAATGGATAATCCAGAGGACTATCAATATGATATTGACTGTTCTGAGGTTGCTGAGTTATGGCGTCGGGGTAGCGTTGTTGGTAGTTGGTTGCTTGACCTTACCGCTGATGTTCTACGCGGCGATAGAGAGCTTAGCAAGTTTGATGGGGGAGTATCAGACTCTGGTGAGGGTCGTTGGACTGTTCACGCTGCTGTGGATCTTGGTGTACCCGCTCCTGTTATCAGCGGTGCGCTATACTCAAGATTTGAGTCACGAAGACTTGGAAAGTTCGCAAATAAAGTCCTCAACGGAATGAGGGCTATGTTTGGAGGTCATGATGTCCGATAAAAAAACTAAATGGATGGTTTGTAACAGATGTGGGGGAAGAGGATGCCCCTACTGCCCTTCACCAAAAAACAAATGATACTATCTAATGCACTCACCTGGATTTCAATACCGTTTGTACTATCCACGATATATTTCGGGATACGAAAAGGTGAAAATATATACTACGACTCAGACAAATACGATGGAAACGGAACCGCTCACTAGAGGTATAGTTATCTTCGGTGCTACTGGAGATCTATGCAAAAGAAAACTGATACCAGCACTTCATAAACTCTGGAAGAAAGGTTTGCTCCCAGACAACTTTGTAATTAGTGGATCTGCAAGGAGAGAACCAACAGCACAACAATGGAAAGACTCTTTGGGAGATTATCCTGAGGAGTTCTTGCATCATCTAGATTATCAGTGTGCTGATTTAGATTGTGTTGAGAGTTTGAAACATCTCCCAGATTACTTAGAAGATAATACTTATTTCCTGTCCGTACCACCAGAACGATATGAGAATGCTATCGTCAATCTCAAAGAAGCAGGACTCCTTGACGACCCGGAAAGGTCTAGAGTGGTTATCGAAAAACCCTTTGGGTACGATTATAAATCTGCTCATCATCTACAGTCTGTGGTTGAGCGACATCTACGCGAGAAACAGGTTTATCGCATTGACCATTATCTTGGCAAAGATACTGTTAATAATATTCTCGCTACTCGGTTTAGCAACATACTGCTGGAACCTTTATGGAACCGCAATTACATAGAAGAAGTTCAAATTTATGCTACTGAAACTATTGGGTGTGATGGACGTGCTCAGTATTATGAAACTGCTGGTGCTGTAAGAGATATGCTTCAGAACCATATTCTTCAGGTTCTGTCTTTGATTGCTATGGAAGCACCATGTAAGATGAGCGCCAAAGAAATTAGGCGTGAGAAAACAAAAGTACTTGCTGCTACTCGTTTAGGGGAGGACATGATTCTTGGACAATATGCAGGTTACCGTGATGAAGAGGGTGTTAATCCTAATAGTCGTACTCCTACCAGTGTTGCTGGCACTTTATTCGTCGATAACTGGCGTTGGGAAGGCGTTCCTTTTCGTGTCCTGACTGGTAAGAAAATGCCTTATGGATGCGTTGAAGTTGTTATCAAACTTAAAGCACCACCACTGAAACTCTATGATGGAGAAATCAACGACCGTATTGTCATGCGTCTTCAACCTAATCCTCATCTTGATATTAGGATGGATATTAAGTCCCCTGGGTTATCAGACGAACTGGAACTCGCCACTCTCACCCATGAGTATCCCCAAGACCGAGCAGTAGACGGGTATGAGAAGCTTCTGTATGATGCTATCAACTGTGATCAGTCTCATTTTGTTCATGCTGATGAAGTAATGGAATCCTGGAGGATTGTCGATGATTTACTTTGCACTGGGGATTCTTGCCCCATACGCACTACTCCTTATATCTATCTGCCTGGTTCCTGGGGACCACAATACAGAACCGACCGAATAACTGATTGGGATTACCCATCATGACATATGTTCAATTGTTCGTTAGGTCTGTGATGCAAACCCCATGGGTACTAGGTATCATGGGGTTCTTTCTTGTATTTGTTCCTATTATAGGAATGCATTTGGTTCATAAGTATGGATGGGAGCATTGGGAACCATTTGCGAAACACCACAAATAGTGTTATACTAAACAAGTTGAGAGACAACTCAACTGCGGTGACCCCCTTGGTAGTTCAGGGTTAGCGGCGATAGGAACTACCACTTCGGAATGTAGCTCAGTTTGGTAGAGCACTCGCTTTGGGAGCGAGATGTCGCAGGTTCGAATCCTGTCATTCCGATTGCCAGATCCTCTGGCATCTTGACTATATAAAGTCAAAACCTTATAATACAAAGGTAAACCAAACACAACGATGGCACTGACTGAAAAATTCAAAAAAGACATCAGCACTCTTAGTGCTGCTGCTAATGGCGAAATTTTCCTTGATGTAAAGAATCCGAAACTTTTCAAAAAGGTGCGCCGCTTCTATGAAAATAATGGAGTGGTGTTTTCAGGCGAACCTCTAGATGATTATGAAATGTTGATGGAACAGATTTACGCTGATCTTGAAACTGTTGAAGTCCCGGAACGACTCTAAATTTGCCCTGGTCGGTGAAGGTTCCCTTCAATCCCGAAAGTTTCCTGCTTCTTCAAAAATCAGGTGGTGCGGATGGAGGTAATACTCCCGCCTGGTTTCTTATTTCCAGTAAAAAAATAAGTGGCGTGCATGTAGACCTGAGGGGATGGTTGTATAAACCATCCTTTTTTGGTATAATGTTATAGTAAATTATCAGCGACATGAAAAGAGCTCTTGTTACTGGTGGTGCTGGTTTTATTGCTCATCACCTTATTTCGCAAATTCTGAAGGGCACTGATTGGGAAGTTGTTACACTTGATCGGTTAGACTTCAGTGGCAATCTGAATCGTCTTCAAGATATCCTTACAGAATTTTCTCCTGAAGATAGGTCTCGTGTAAAAGTTGTTTTTCATGACTTGAAAGCAGCAATCAACCCTCTTATTGCTGCTGACATCGGACGTGTAGATTATATCCTTCACCTTGCTGCGGGTTCTCATGTAGATCGTAGTATTGAATATCCCATGGAATTTGTCATGGACAACGTTGTAGCAACCTGCAACATCCTTGACTATGCCCGTGGTCTGGATCACCTTGAAAGGTTTGTATACTTCAGTACTGATGAAGTCTTTGGTCCTGCTCCTAACGGAATCAATTATCTGGAGAATGACCGATACAACTCCACTAATCCTTACAGTGCAACGAAAGCGGGTGGTGAAGAACTGGCAGTAGCATTTGAAAATACTTATGGACTGCCTGTCTATATCACTCATACGATGAATGTCTTCGGTCAGCGTCAGCATCCAGAGAAGTATATTCCGATGTGCATCAAACGTATTCGTGATGGTGAGATTGTCACCATTCATAGTGATGAAACTAAGACTATCCCTGGAGCACGTCATTACATCCACGCTGAAGATGTTTCAGACGCTCTGCTGTTCCTTCTGGCACAAGATACTGTGGTTGAGAATGGAAACTATGGTGGAGCAAAGTGCCCTAAGTTCAATATTGTTGGTGCCGAAGAACTGAATAATTTGCAACTGGCACAGATTATTGCTGATGTTCAAGATAAAGAACTTCGGTACAAGATGGTTGACTTCCACTCTACTCGCCCTGGTCATGACCTTCGTTATGCTCTCTCTGGTGAGAAGATGCGTCGTATGGGTTGGGAACCTCAAGATATCCGAGAGCGTATCGCAGAGGTTGTTGAATGGACTCTCGCTAACGAACGCTGGATCAAACTATGAAAACTGCCCTGATTACGGGTATCACTGGACAGGACGGATCATACCTTGCCGAACTACTCCTTGAAAAGGGATATGAAGTGCATGGTATTGTCCGTCGTTCTTCTTTGATTAATACCCATCGTATTGACCATATCTACGATAATCCAAATCTGACACTTCACTACGGTGATTTGACTGATGCCACTAATATTATTGGTGTCATTAAGAAAACTGAACCAGATGAGATTTATAACCTGGGTGCCCAGAGTCATGTAAAAGTTTCTTTTGAAACTCCTGAGTACACTGGGAATGTTGATGGACTGGGAACTCTCCGTGTTCTGGAGGCAGTTCGTCTTCTTGGCATGGAAGACAAGGTGCGTATCTATCAGGCATCTACTAGTGAACTGTATGGAAAGGTTCAAGAGACACCTCAGACAGAAACTACACCTTTCTATCCACGCTCTCCTTATGGTGTAGCAAAACTGTATGGTTTTTGGATTGTCAAGAACTATCGTGAATCATATGGTATGCACGCCAGTTCTGGTATTCTTTTCAACCATGAATCTCCACGGCGGGGTGAGACATTTGTAACCCGTAAGATTACTAGAGGTCTCTCACGCATCTCTGTCGGTCTTCAAGATTGTTTGTATCTTGGTAATCTTGATGCCAAGCGGGACTGGGGACACGCTAAAGACTATGCCAGAGCGATGTGGTTGATGCTTCAGCAAGATGAACCTGATGATTATGTAATTGCTACAGGTGAGCAGTATACTGTCAGAGAGTTTGTTAACAAGGCATCCAATTACTTTGGTATGAAGATTGAGTGGATGGGTGATGGTATGGATGAAGTGGGTTATGACTGGAATACTAAACGCCCTGTGATAAAGGTGAGTGAAAAGTATTTCCGCCCTGCTGAAGTTGAATCTTTACTCGGTGATGCCACAAAGGCAAAAGAGAAACTTGGTTGGGAACCTGAAATTTCATTTAAAGAACTAATTGAGGACATGGTGCTTTATGGACAATAATTCTAAAATTTTTGTAGCAGGACACAACGGTCTTGTTGGTTCTGCTATTGTTCGTAAACTTCGTCAACTAGGGTACAAGAATCTGATCATGATTCCTAGTAAGGAATGTGATCTCAGGGAGAAAGAGCAGGTAGACAATCTGTTCGCCATTCATCAACCTGATTTTGTTTTTCTTGCCGCGGCCAAGGTCGGTGGAATTATTGGTAACCAAAACCATAAGGCAGAGTTCATTTATGACAATCTGATGATTCAGAGTAATGTCATAGATGCTGCTTACTATACTGGTGCCAAGAAACTTCTTTTCCTTGGTTCATCGTGCATTTACCCTAAGCATACGAATGTTCCAATTAAAGAAGAGCAGTTGCTGACTGGCACTTTAGAACCCACAAATGATGCCTATGCCATCGCTAAGATTGCTGGTATCAAGATGTGTCAGTCCTATCATGAACAGTATGGGTTCAACGCTATCTCTGCGATGCCTTGTAATCTATATGGTGTGAAAGACAACTTTCATCCAGAAAACTCTCATGTCATTCCTGGTCTTATTCGTAAGTTCCATGAGGCAAAAGAAACCAATCAACCAACTGTAACTTGCTGGGGTGATGGTTCTCCGATGCGTGAGTTCTTGTATGTAGATGACCTTGCTGATGCTTGTGTTCATCTGATGAATGAATATCATGATCCACAAAATATCGTTAATGTGGGTACGGGAACTGATATAACTATTAAGAACCTTGCTGAAATCGTCGCAGATGTGGTCGGTTACACAGGTGCCATAATGTGGGATACTAGTAAACCTAACGGAACGTTGCGTAAGGTTATGGATGTCTCTAGAATTAAGCAGACTGGATGGTATCCACAGATTGGTATTGAAGAAGGTCTTCAGCGAACCTACAATTATTTTTTAAATTATGATTGGATTTAACAATCTGGGAAGATTGGGGCGTATTGGTAATCAAATGTTCCAATACGCAGCACTCCGTGGTATTGCTGCTAACACGGGTGTGGAATACTGTTTTCCTTTCTACCAGGACGCGGTTGACGATGGTCTGGGAAATCCTAATAGGACAGAATTGTTTGATTGCTTCATCATGGAGACAACATCAGTTCTGAATATTCAAAGCATTGATGTTGGAAGACCCACTATGTTTGAGGGCAACTTTCATTACAATGAAGAGTTGCATAAAAGATGTCCTGACTGGGCAAACATTTGGGGATTTTTTCAAAGTGAAAAATATTTTCTGAATGTAGAACACGAGATCCGTCGCAACTTCACATTCAAGGATGAGATTCGTGAACCCTGTGAGGAAATGATTGATGGTCTTGGAGTAGATGAAGTTATTGGACTTCATATTCGTAGGCAGGATTATCTTACAAATCCAAATCACTGTGCCCTTGATATGTCTTACTACAAGAAGGCACTGAAACAATTTGAATATGATGTTCCCGTTATTGTATTCTCTGATGACCCTGCCTGGTGTCATGAGCAGGACCTCTTCCAAGACGATCGGTTTATGATTTCTGAAAATGAGAGTGGATATATTGACCAGTGTCTGATGAGTATGTGCTCTGACTTCATTATTGCCAACTCTTCATTCTCTTGGTGGGCAGCTTGGTTGGGTAATCGTGGAAAGGTAATTGCTCCAAAGAAGTGGTTCCCTGATGATAAGCATAATTTGAAAGACTTATATTGTAAAGGTTGGAAGGTAATCTGATGGAAGAAGTAACAATATTGAATAGTATTGGTGGTTGTGCCTCAAGTCAACTGTTCAAAATTATTAATGGTCTTGGGATTGAAAGTAACAGAGATCATTTTCACCAGGGAATTAACTTTGGTCGGTGTAAGCACACCCTGTACCCACCAGTCTATGAAGAGATTGAGAAAGCAATCTTTGTGATGGGTGACCCTGTTCAATCTATTATCTCTATTTTTCGTAGGGATATGCCTGTCACTCACATTGAAAACAAGGGTCTTCCTCTACATCCTACGCGGACTGATAATGTAGAGATTCATCCAGAGACTAAAGAGATTTATAGGGTTCACTCACAGTTTGTAAAAAAATATTCTCTTGAAGAATATGTAAGGGGTGGTCAAGACTGGTTCATGACATACGAGCATATATACAACTGGACGCAAAGGCAGACCAAATATCCAGTTCTCTGTGTCAAGTCAGACGTTCAGTGGAAATATGGGAAAGAAATATTCGTTGACTTCCTAGGTCAAGAGAAAGTTCCAGAGCAGTATGTTCAGAGGGATAGAAACTCTACGATTGACCTTATCCCAGATGATATGAAGGACGAATTCACTTCTATTCTTAAGGATGCTACTGAACTGTATAACTCACTTCCTGAATTTCATATCAAATGACTATAACTAATACACTGTTTAATCTTGGTGATTTAGATCATTCACTAAATGTGATGGCAGAGAGGCAATATCCTCAAAACTTTCCTCACCAAGATTTGTGGACCAAGACTGATGCCATCATTAAATGGATTAGTGTTCTGGAAAGGTTTCAAGAACTGTATCCAGACAATGGTGTAAAGGTGGTAGACCTTGGATGTGCTAGAGGATGTGTTCCTCATATCATTGATTCTTGGGGTAATGATGTAACTGGAGTGGACACTCCTGTGTGTGGTGGTCGTCTTGATCATGACTGTGAAGGAAGTAATGTCACGATGGTCAACTCAAATGCTTTTGACTGGTTCCCTACAGTAGAAGATGAAAGTATTGATGTCTTTATTGACCTCTGTGCCTATGCTCACTTCTGTGGACCGAGCGGTGTATGTCCAGATGGTGAGCAGCAGTTCACCAAAATTTTTAGAGAGATTAACCGTTGCCTGAAACCTGGTGGTCATATTATTATATCCTCGGATGTTAATATGAATACTGATGTTGGTGAGTTCATGAGACCATCTGCCATCATTGCTCTGGCAAAACAGCAAGGTCTTTCCCTTGTTGGTCGTTGGACAAATCGTAAAAAGAACTTGTTTAAGGTTCCAAACTTCTCTTATTTGAATGTCTGTCGTTTGACTTTTGTGAAAAATGCCTAAACTTGCAGTTGCCTTTATTGGCACTAACAAGTATCTTGACTTTCTTCCTAGTTGGCATGAGTCTTGTGAAAAATACCTTGCCCCTGGATGTGAAAAAAGATATTTGGTCTTTACTGATGGTGAGTTAGAGGGTATTCCTGACAACATCACTCCATATTACCAAGAGCATCTTCCTTGGCCATACATCACCCTCTACAGGTTTGCTACCCTGCTGAGAGCATCTGAAGAGATTCAGAAGTATGATTACTTTTTGTTCCTTGATGCTGATATGATCCTGGTTGATGAAGTAAAACCTGAAGACATCTTCACAGATAAGTTATTCATGGGTGTTCATCATCCCTGTCATTTCCTGGGTATGAACCCTCATACACAGTATCCAGGTGCCTTTGAAACGAATCCAGATTCCCGTGCTGCCATCACAGAGGATGATGATATTTCAACCTACTGG